CCGAGGCTTCCCGCCCCAGCGCTGCCAGTTCTTCCTTGGGATCCATGTCGGATTCCTCTCTTAGTTCAGGGTGGAAAGCGCGAGCATGGCCCGCACATTTGGAGCCAGGGCGGACTTGCCGGTGGCTGGACTGAGGGTGGCGGGAGGATTCCCGCCTTCGCCGGGGTCATCCTCCCCGATATCGTCAGGATCGACGATGCCCAGCAGATCCATAAGGCCGTCGCTGGCAGCTTCCGCCGCAACAATCAGCCCGATAGCCTGCTGGACTTCAGGGGGAAGAGTGGTGGCGTCCACACTGCCCAGGAGTTCCGTAGCTTCGTCGAGTGTAGCGTCAATTGCGGCGACGATGGCGTTAGGATCAGCGTCCATGTCGACGTCCTCTTCAGAGGCGCCGGTCGCGGCCGACACAGCAGCTGCCATTTCCGCGGGGGTGGCCTTCGTCCGTACCGCGGCGAGAGCGGCCTTCGTCTTCGACGCTACGGGGATGATCTGCTCGACGAGGTTCACGCGCTCAGGCGTCCCCAGGGACACCGTGCCGTCTTCGTTGAGCGTGTAGGTAGCCTGCCACTGGCCGGCAGAGTCGCCGCCCGATACGCGGAACACGACGGAGTCCCCAAAGGTGGCCATCGGGTAGGCATAGACATAATCGTCGGCGCTGTTCTTCTCGTACTGCTGGGAGATAGCGTCCCGGATGGCCTGCTGAGCCTGCTCATAGCTGCCCTGCACTGCCTTGTACGTCAGGGACTTCTTGCCGGCCGGCTTCGGCGGGAAGGGGTTCTTACCTGGCGCCGCTGACTGGCCATCTCCGGGCTTCGCGGGGGCGTCAGAGCCGCCAGCCGTTACGGCCTTCAGGACGTCGCCCAGCTTGCCGTGTGCGTCCTTCAGGGTAGCGACGTGCTTAGCAGCCAAGACCTTGCCCTCCTTGGCGACACTGAGCCGCTGGTCGATGAGGGCTTCCACGGACTTGACGGACACCAGCTGCGTCTCTGAGTTAGCGCCCTTGAAGCAGGGGCCAGCCTCCCACAGGTCGAGCTTCTTGATGTGGTACTCCTTGCCGACGACGCTCTTACCGTCATCGGACTTGATCTCTATCTCTTCGTCCTCCGTGACGACACCGGAGACAGAAAACTCGACGACGCGGCCGCTCTTCATAAGCTTGTGGACGCGGGCCGCACGAGGGTTGTCGTCAATGTCCAGGACGCCGGTCAGCAGCAGGCCGGCGTCCGTCTCTTCGGCCTTCGTGTACTCACCGATGAAGGACTCCGGATCATTGAACTGGTGCGACCAGACGACCGGCAGCGGAGTGCCGGACTTCGCGCGAGCAGCGAGCGTGTCCGCGTAGGCGCCCTTGTCGATAATGTCACCCTGGGAGTCCCTGTTGCCGAAGGCGGAGACTAGGGCGGTGAACTCTCCGGGCGTGTCGGTTGTGGCGGTCTTCGCCACAAAGCGCTTGTTGATGATCTTGTCCACGGCTGTTAGCCTCCTGCTTCGTTTGTGCTAAGCGTAGCGTGAAGACCGCTACTCGGAAATTGTCAAGCGCGGCGGCGTGCCGCCAGCGATCTCACTCAGCCGGAACATCGTCAGCGCTGCCGTTGCCGGCGCGGCCGGAACAGCGACCCCGTCGCCGCTCTCGTTCTGGCTGCCGGCGTCCTGCGGGCTGGCCTGGCCTCCCGTCACGACGTTCAGCGGGGTGATTAGGTCATCCCCTCCGTCTACCGCTGGCAGGTTCGCGTAGCGGCGTCTGGCCTCATTGCGGCTCATCCACGGACCACCAACCGCAGTCGAGATTACCTTCGCCTGCTCGATGCCAGAGCCGTCGAGCGCTGCTTCGCGGTCCTGCTCGACGAAGACGTCATCGCGGGGGTCGATCTCAGGCAGCAGCATGGCGTTGATGACCTGTTTGAACTCTTCGAACATCGGGCCGAGCGTCGGGCCAAAGAGCATCTGCCGGAACGCGCTGATGCTGGAGAAGGTACCGGCGCGCGAGCCGATTAGCTCAGGCGCGATGTGGAAGGCGCCGCAGACTTCCAGGTCCGTCGCCTGGCGGAACTCAATGTCGCGGATACTCGACGGGTCACCGGACTCCAGCACCTCGTACTCCATGCCGTCTTCCAGGATCGGGGTGCCGGTCTTGTTGGTGTCGCGCCACTCCTTCCAGGTCTTGATGAAGCGGTCCCGCTTTGTCTCGTCCCACTTTCCGGCGTCCTTCGGGCGCTTCAGGACGCCGCCGAACTTCGGGCTGTTCTCCCACTGCGCGTTCCGCCACTCGAGTGAGCGCGAGTAGTCCGTCAGCGTCTGGGCCAGGCCGTGCAGCGGTGAGATGCCACCGGCCGCGTCCGCCCATCCCCAGTGGATGGCCATCGGGGCGTCAGTCATGTCGATCAGATCTCCAGTACTGGACCGCATGTAGATGGTGACGACTTCACCGATGAAGTTAGAGCGAATGTCGAGCAGGCGCGGCGGTATGCGGACGAGCTTCGGGTTCCCCTTCTCGTCCTCGCCAAGCACTACACACCAGACGTCGTAGATCATCCTGTCGATGGCGAGATTCCGGAAGAGGCCGAAGCCGGTCTGGAACCTGCCTGGCTTCAGCAGCAGCTTCTCGGCGCTGCTGTTAATATCGTGCCGCAGATCTGCTTCGCCCACCGTTTGGTAGGCCTTCCAGGGGATCGACGCGAACTGCTCGGCAGCGAAGCTGACGACCTTCCGGACGCTCGGCTGCGTCCGCCAGATGACCAGGGGGTCGACTACCAGGCGCGGCTGATAGGACGTCAGCGGGATACCCATGTCTGGGATGCGCTGCCCCCAGCTGTTCGTCGTCGGGTACCCGGAATTGAAGCTGCCGATTACTGTCTCTATGCCGCCGTCGGCCTTCTGGACGTGCACCATGCTAGGGTCCTGCCTTCGCTTCCGGGGTTACCTGCACGACCAGAATACGTCGAGCGGGGATCAGGACGACTGTACCCTCAGCGGGCGCCGTCGCCTCTCCAGCCGCACTGAAGAACGTCACGCCGGCCAGCCGGACGGCACCCCACCAGAGGCGGAAGAGGACGCGGCCGCGGACGGTCGTGCCGTCCTCCAGGCTGACGAGTACGGTTCGTTTGCGGGGCAAGTACATATTTCTCCTTCGGTCAGGCAATGATGAGGTCGTGGTCGTCTGAGTAGGCGGACTGCTGGAGATCCGTCGACAGGGCCTCAGAGATAGCGTCACAGAGCGCGGATACACCGTCGATCTTCTCAGCTGAAGATGCCTTGTCAGGCTTGACGTTACCGGCCGCGTCCTCAGCAACACTGAGGTTGTCGATCATCCACCGCATGACGGGGTTCCCGCCGTGCTGGAGCTTCGGGTCGCCGCGCTTCCCCAGCAGGACGAGGCGCTGGACCTCCTTCAGCGCCGGGGACATGGTGACCATGCCCTGGCCTACCTTCACGATGGGGACGCCTTGGTCGAGCAGGTTGTTCGCCAGCTGGGTACCGTTCCAGCGGTCAAGGCCGATGGTCTGGACGTCGAACTGCTGCGCGTCCTCCAAGACGGTCTGCTCGATGAAATCGTAGTCAGTGACGTCACCGGGGGTCGTCCGCAGCCAGCCGTCAGCGACCCACTGTGTAGCTGAGCCGGCCGTCCGCTTGTCCAGTTCCTCAATATTCTCTTCAGGCGTCCAGAATCTCCAGAGGACGTCGTAGCCGGTGCCCTCCTTGGGGAAGACCCAGGCCAGGGCCGTGAGGTCACTGACGCTGCCGAGGTCGAGGCCTCCCCAGCAGGCGCGGCCGACGAGATCTTCTTCAGCCAGGCGGTGGCCGGCGTTCCGGTCCTAGTCGACGAGCCGGATGAACTCGGTAGTCTGACGGGTCCGGATGCCCAGGTGCAGCCGCTTGAAGGCGTTCAGCGATACCGGGCTGTTCCGGGCGCGGTTCGCCTCAGCGAGCAGGAACTCATGCGTCGGGGATATCGGGTAGCCGGGGTTCGCGGCAGCCCAGGTCTTCGGGTCGAACGGGTCAGCGTTCCTGGGTACGCCGAAGACGACGCCGTACCGCGTCGTGTCCTTGAAGAGTCCCTTGGCCAGCTGCTCGATGTAGTGCCTGTTCTGGGCGTAGACCGTCGCCGGCCTGCCCTCGTCGGCAGTAGTGATCTTGATGACGAGCGGCTGTGAGCGGGAGCCGGTGCCCGTCTCGATGGCCTCCACCAAGTCGCCCTTCTTGTGAAGGTGCAACTCGTCGATGATGGCGCCGTGGACGTTCGCGCCGTGCAGGGCGTCAGCGACGTTGGAGACGACTTCGAAGGTGCTATCTGTCCGGCTGTGAATGATCTTGTTGTGGATGGCGCGGACGCGGCCGCGGAGCGCTGGGGACTTCTGGGCTAGGGACTTGATCGGGTTGAAGACGAACGCTGCCTGCTTCATCGTCGTAGCCGCTGCGAGTACCTGGGCGCCGGCCTCACCGTCCGCTGCCGTCAGGTAGATGGCGAAGCCGCCGCACATCGTCGACTTTCCGTTCTTGCGGGGGACGTCGATGTAGACGTTACGGATGATCCGCGTGTAGACGCCGCGGTCATTCAGCTGGACCCAGCCGAAGATAGGCGCGATGATCCATGCGACCTGCCAGGCGTCCGGCGCGAGCGGCTGGCCCGCAAGCTCGCCCTGGGTGTGCCGCAGATTCCGGAACGCGGCGATTACCCTGTCTACGCGCTCCGGGTCGAAGAGAGCGCCCTTCAGCGTCCGCGGCTCAGGCGTCTTGACCATCGGCGGATGCTCAGGGAAGGGATACCCGCGGGCGACCATGTACCACGCGACTTCAGGTGAGATCTTCAGGTGGCGGAGCCGGCCGGGTGCGGGCATCCCGAAAGCCTGCCCGTCAGCTGCGGGCGCCTTCCGGGCTGCTGGCTTAGAACGGGTTGTAGGCATCGGGCGCCGCTGTGCCTTCTTCGGTCGTCAGGTTCTTCTCCGCAGCCGGCGTCAGGCCGAACTCCGCACACCAGGACCGGAACTCCTTCGACGCCCGCTCTTCTATTCCCACCCACGGAGCGGTCACGACGCCTTGGCTGTTCTTCCCCAGCGCACCATATAGGCGCCGCTGCTTGACCGCGTACCGCCAGCGCGAGTACGTCTCGCAGACCATCTCCAGGCTGGCCGCGTCCAAGGGCTTCAGGATGCCCTTCGTCTCCATCTGCTCGACGATGGTGTCCCACAGGAAGTCAGCATCTTCGCTGAGGTCTTCAGGCTTGACAGGCAGGCCGCGGGTGAAGCCTGGGTCGGCTTTGATCTTCCGACCCTTGTTGTCGATCGGTTCGCCCATCTTGTTCTGGCCGCCCTCAAGGATCTTCAAACCGCGGGGCTTCGCGGGCCTTCCTCGTGCTGCTGTTCCTGCCATGCTCGTTCGTCCTTCGCTGCTCGGTGGCCTGACCGAAGTCTACGGCTAAGGGGGTATCTCTTTTTTGGGATATCTGACGGGGGGCTATGCCGACCGGGCTTCCGCGGCGTGTTGTCTTGGATCTGAAAGCCCCTACCCTTGACATGTTGTGTGTTTTGTGTTTGTGCCTTAGTATGGGCGG